GGCTCACACAGGCTCAGATAGATGACTGGGTTGCAAACTCATGGCGCATCATCGGTGAGGTCATCGAGGTGGAGGCTATGGGAATTACGGTCAATGGGTTCTTTCGAGAGCCGCGCTTCAAGGGCATTCGCACTGACGCATAACAAAGGATAACATGACTAAGCTGACGCAGGTAGAGATTGAGAACAAGATGTATAACGATGGTATCCTCAGAGCAGAGGGTTCCATGAACCGTGCCGAAGATCAGGGCCGGGCACATCAGAACCCTTACGCCAAAGCCATCTTCGCAGAGTACGTGTTCCCTATTGCCAACGTGATCCGCAATGACATTGCAGCCAAGCGCCCCGGACGGCGGCAGGCTCACGTTGTGCTACTCGACGGGCTCGACCCGGAGGCAGTGGCCTACCTTGCCGTGCGCTGCGTGCTGTCCAACCTGCTGTCATCCATGCCCGATCACCACAGGCGGCTGGCCTCAGCCATTGGGCGCACGGTACACCGGGAGCTGTCCCTCACACAGATTCAGCATGAAGCTCCAGAACTGTTTGAGACTATCGCCCGTGACCTCGGCAGGCGCATGAGCAAGAACGAGCGGCACCGCTCTACCGTGTTCATGTTGCAGGCTAAGAAGCGCGGCCTCAACGTGGCTGAGTGGAACATCGGTAGCCGTGAGCAAGTGGGCTTCTATCTCATGGGCCTGCTGGAAACGGCTGGGCTCATCGAGTTAAGCACAGAGGTGCGCTTGAATGGCGCTTACAAGCGGGATGCCCGTGAGGTGCACCTGCACCCTGATGTGGTGGCTGAGCTTGACAAGGTTAAGGCATACGTCAGCGTGACCATGCCGGTCTTTGGCCCATGCGTAGAGCCACCAAAGGATTGGGACTTCGGCATAACTGGCGGGTTCCACACTGAGCGTATGCGCCGTATCCACGGCAGCTTGGTGCATGGCCGTAGGACTAGCCGCCACCTCGGACGCACTACCGAAATGCCAGTGGTCTTCTCAGCGGTCAACGGGCTACAGCGTACAGCGTGGCGTGTCAACGAGAAGATGCTTAGCACTGTGTACGAGATTGCCAAGTCGTTCTCTACCAAGGAGATTGTGTCGCTCAACGATACACCAGCGCCAGCTAAGCCCGAATGGCTCAAGGAAGAGTGGACTAAAGAGCCCAAGGACACGTGGCCTGCCGATAAGATGGTAGAGTTCAAGCAGTGGAAGCGTGACACAGCCGAGTGGCATACCCAGCGCAAGCTGCTTGGTGTGCGTTATGCCCGGTTCTACTCAGCCACCCGTGCTGCTGATATGTTCAAGGAAGAGTCTGAGATTTACTTTGTGTACTTCGCAGATAGCCGGGGCCGACTCTACCCGCTGACACAGGGCATCAGCCCACAAGGCTCTGACCTGAGCAAGGCGCTGATCCACTTCGCTGTGGCTAAGCCCCTGCTGGACGCCAACGCTATCAAGTGGTTCCACGTACAGGGTGCGAACAAGTGGGGCTTCGACAAGGCCACCTTGCAGCATCGCGTTGACTGGGTGGTAGAGCGCAAGGACTTGATCCTGTCATTCGCTGCTGACCCGATCAATAACGTTGGCTGGCTTGAGGCAGGCGACCCGCTACAGTTCTTGGCTTGGTGCTTTGAATATGAGAAGTTCACCAAAGACCCTGTTAACTTTGAGAGCCGTATCCCTATCAGCATGGACGGATCGTGCAACGGGTTGCAAAACCTTAGCGCAATGTTCCGCGACGAGGTTGGCGGCAAGGCCACGAACCTTACCAACAACGCTGAAATGGAAGACATCTATGCCAACGTGGCGGTGGCCGCTACCAAGCGCTTGGAGAACTTAGTCCCCAAGGACGAGGAGGAGGCGAAGCTCAAGGCTGGCTGGCTCAAGCACGGCATCAGCCGCAAGGCAGTCAAGCGGTCGGTGATGACCACGCCATACGGTGTGACAGAACGCACCGCTACAGCCTACGTCATAAGCGACTACCTGCGTGAAGGCATTGGCCCTACGTTTGACCCGAAGGAATACTATAGGGCAGCGCGGTTACTGATGTCCGTGGTGTGGCCTGCCATCGGTGACGTTGTGGTGAAGGGCCGTGAGGCTATGGACTGGCTCAAGGCATCGGCGCGTACCATCGTTGCCAGCTTTGACCCTAACGAGGATAACCACACGATCACATGGATTACACCATCAGGGTTCCCTGCTTGTCAGGATTACTTTGAGGCAGACATTCACCGCATCAACACTTGGCTTCACGGCCCGGTTAAGATTCGTGTGATGTCAGAGAGTGACACGCCAGATAAAGCCAAGCACGCATCGGGGCTAGCCCCCAACTTCGTGCATAGCTTAGATGCAGCACACTTGCACCTGTCCACATCGGACGCTTATCGTAGCGGGATCAACTCCTTAGCTATGATCCATGACGACTACGGCACACACGCCGCAGACGCTCAAGCCCTATTTGACATTATCCGTAAACAGTTCGTTGCCATGTACTTAGCCTGCGATCCAGTAGCTCAGTTCGTGGAACGCTACCCCTGCTGCTCGGCACCACCGTCTAAGGGGACGCTTGATATCATGGAGGTGCTTGAGTCTGATTTCTTCTTTAGTTGATTTTAGTACCTGTAATACGGAGACACACATGGCACAAACAATACATGACGGTCGGTTTATCAGCCGCCCGGAGATTAACCCAGCCACCAGGTTGCAGCAAGTGACTGACGTGGTGCGGTTAGACAAGACGGTTTATGATCGGTTCGAGGAACAGTTCAGGCCGGTTCAACCCAACGAGTCAACAACAGCTATCCAAGTTGGTTATGCCCTCGGTGTGCAGGCTGTGCTCAAGGCCCTGCGTGCAGGGTTGGTGGTAGGATGAACTACCGCCCATACGAGCACGGCGACTGGCAGCTAGTCGTCAATGCGCTAATCAAGCTGGAGCAGTACGCTAAGAAGTACGAGTGGGCCATTGAGGTTGACTTCCTAGTCGCCGTTGGGCAAATATACGATGCTCTCAAGCTCGGACAGGGTTACTTTGTCGATGGTTACTTAGTCATGACAGACGAGACTGTCCCGTGGTACTCAACCAAGCCGGTACTCATGGAGTGGTTAGTGTTAAAGCTAGCTCCCGGTGGGTCAGTAGACAGCATCCCGGACGCCCTCGTGGAAATTGCTAAGGCTAGGGGCATTGGCCTAGTCATGACAGCAGACAGTTCCCCGGTTAACATTGTTGCCGGGGCCTACAACAGAGCAGGCTTTAAACAGCTAACCTCTTCTTTCTTCAAGGTGGTATAACATGGGATTCGTTCGTAAGATTACGGGACAGCAGGCACAGATGGATGCTGCACAACGGGCTGCCGATCAACAAGCTGCCGCTATCAAGGCCAGCGCTGAGCAGTCTGCTAAGGCCGCACGTGACTCAGCCGCACAAGCAGCTACCTCCCAAGCAGCAGCAGCGGCCCGAAATGCCGCCGTTGGTGCAGCGAGTGACGCAATGGATGTCCCTATGGACAACCCGGATATTCAACTGAGCGGCCCGGTGCCCGTGTCTGCTGGCGAGACAACTCGCAAGCGTAAGGCTACCTTCGGCGTGGGTGTTGATACCGGCGTCAACATCTAAGGGGAACGTATGGCATACCGTACCGCATCACAAACATGGTTTGCTCTAGACAGCAAGAGGTCAGGTCTTCTTACTCGCGTGGAGCGGTACGCGGCCTTAACCATTCCCAAAATCTGCCTGCCTGACGGCTTCCATGAGCTTAACTCAGACCAGAGCCACGACTACCAGAGCCTAGGTGCTCAGGCTGTCAACCACTTGTGCAACAAGCTCATGCTGGCTATGTTCGCACCCTCTCGGCCATTCGCTAAGTTGGTGCCGGGCAAGAAGGCTAAGGCTGCTGCCTTGAGTGCTGGCCTCACCTCGACACAGTTGGATCAAATCCTCGCTGAGGGTGAGCGCACCGCCATCAAAGAGCTTGACAGTCGGGGGCAACGTCCTCAACTGTACCGCCTGCTTCGGCACATCGTAGTGTCAGGTAATGCGCTGCTCGTACTCACCAAGCGTGGGCTGCGGGTCATCGCTCTGCGTAACTACGTGGTCAAGCGCAACATTTGGGGCGAGGTCACGACTGTGGTTATCCGCGAGAAAGTCAAGTTCGATGAGCTTGACGAGAAGATCGTGAAGATGCTGCGCCAGCGTTATCAGGACGATACTGAGGTCAGCTTCTACAAGTGGGTTGTGCGTGAGTCTAACGGCTCATACACCATGACTCAGTGGGTTGATGAGGTTCGCCTGCCGAAAGAGTTCGATGGGCGCTGGCCTGCTGATCGTATGCCGTACCAAGCAATTACTTGGGACATCGCAGACGAGTCTGACTACGGTACTGGCTTGGTCGAAGAGTACATTGGCGACCTTGAGGCCACCAGCGTGCTTAGCGAGTCGGTAGTGGATGGTGGTGTTCTCGGCACCGAGTATCGCTGGATGGTTAACCCCAATGGGCAAACGTCCATTGATGACCTGAACAACAGCGAGAACGGCGATGCCCTTCCGGGCCTACCCTCTGACGTTGCACCCACACAGGGCGGCAACCCACAGGCTATCGCCACAGCCGAGAAAATCCTTGACCGTTATGAGCGGCGCATTGCCCGTGGTTTCCTTATGGGATCATCGGTGATTCGTGACGCTGAACGTGTTACGACTGAGGAAGTGCGACTCACTGCCAACGAGCTTGAGACAGCTTACGGCGGTGTGTACTCTACACTGGCCTCATCGGTGCAAGTACCCGTAGCCCACTGGCTATTCGACACCATTGATTTGAAGATCAAGGAAGCCGATCTTGACGTTACCATTGTGACTGGGCTAGATGCCCTTAGCCGCAACGGTGACTTGGACAACTTCCGATTGGCAATGGGTGACATGGCATCAGTTTCTACTGTGCCACCTAACCTAGCCGCTCGGGTTAAATGGGAAGAGGTTGGATCGTTTATCGGGCAGGGTCGCAACATTGACCTTAACCGATTCCTTATGACGGACGACGAGTTCGCTAAGGTACAGGAGGCATCTGCCCAAGCTAGAGTCCGTGAGCAAGCTGCTGCACAGGCTGGCGTGGCAACTGCCAATCAACAAGCTCAACAAGGAACACAATGACAACAGAGAATACAGCCCCAGCAGAAGGTACGGTAGCAGCCCCAGTGGTTGCCCCGGTCGATACTACCAGTTTGGTACTCGACCAAGTGAAGCCAACAGTGGCCGCCCCAGTGGTGCCGCCTGTTGACCCAGTACCAGCTACGGCTGAACCAGTGTCATACGAACCGACAGGTGACGTTGGTCTCGACATGGCCCTCGACTTCATTGGCAAGGCCGGTCTTGACCAAAACCACCCAGCGGTTGTTGCCGCCATCAACGGTGACTTTACGATCCTCAAGGCTACCCTAGCTGCCAAGGGTGCCGCAGGCTGGGAGCAATTCGTCGCTCTCGGTGAGGCAGCATACCAACGGGCTAGCGCCGAGGCTGCAACAAAGAATGCAGCTATCCGTGAATCCGTTTATGCGGAAGCTGGAGGCAAAGATGAATGGACCACTGTTCAAAAATGGGCAAGCGAAAATGCAACCCCGGCTGAAAAGGCTGAGGTCAACGCGCTGCTCAACCAAGGGGGCTTGGCGGCTAAGGCTGCTGTGCGCCACCTCGTTGACTCGTATAGCCGAGCAACCAATGTGGTTGTTAACCCACGTGACGGTACTGCTAACGCAAGCCGTGGCGGTGTGCCTGATGGAGCTAACGCCCCGTTGAGCCCACGAGCCTACAGCGATGCTGTGCAAAGCCTTAACGCTAAGTTAGGCGGCAGGTTGGAGGGCTCGAAAGAGTACGCCTCACTGCAAGCTCGACGCTCAGCGTATCGTGGGAATTGATTCAGTACCCATAATACACAAACCCGCCCGATCCTCGCTGTCAACATTGACGGTTAGGCGGGTAACTTCAACCGTCAATATAAGGAGCCAACATGGCACTCAATGACAGCTTTAACATCGTCCGCCCCGGTCAAGAGAACTCTGCTGGTAGCGTCAGTGCGCTTCATCTGGAAGAGTTTACTGGTGTGGTCGAATCCACAATCGAACGTAAGTCTGCGCTTGCAGGCTGGATTCCTGTTCGGCCTGTAAAGGGCACCTCCACGATCACCAACTTCGCCGTGGGTGAATCTACCCTCCAGAAGGCCACTCCGGGCACTACGCCTGATGGTACTCTGACCGACTTTGCGAAACGCATTCTGACTGTGGATACCGTCATCCTTGCACGCGCCGTTCTGCCGCTTCTGGAAACCTTCCAGACCAGCTACGATAGCCGCAAGGAAATTGGCCTTGAGCATGGCAAGAAGATTGCCAAGTTCAAAGATCAGTCGTTCTTCATCCAAGCCATCAAGGCCGCTCTGCTCACCGAATCGTCCTATCAAGGTACTGGTGCTGCTGGCAAACCTGCTGGTCATTCGGGTGGCTCTCAGTTCACGCTGGCCTTGGCTGGTGATGCTGTCGATCCTGCGAAGCTCTATGCCGCTATCGCCAACCTCTTCGTGAAGTTGGAAGAGAAAGACGTTGATCCTCGTACCGATGATGTCGTGCTGGCCTTGCGCCCTGCCGAGTTCTACACCCTGTTGCAGAACGAACAACTCATCGACGGCACCTACAAGACCTCAGAAGGCACCAGCATCCAAGCTCACCTCCTGAAAGCCTACGGTGTCCCGGTAATCAGCTCGACCAACTTCCCTGCTGGTCAGACCATTGCAAGTCACCTGTTGGGCTCTGCCTACGATGGCGACTTCTCGAAGGTCGTTGCCGCTGCATTCTCGCCCCGCGCCTTGCTGGCCGGTGAGACTATCCCCCTGACCACTGACGTGTTCTGGGATAAGATCACGAAGCAGTGGTTTGT